AATAAAGATATTCTTGGTTTCATTTTACTTCCCCTCCTTGAATTTTTTCATCAACTCATCGTTCCAGGCTTTGCTCCCTTCTTCGGCCTGGATACTGCTGATGAGAATCCGTTTTGGCCTGGTAGAGATATGAAACCCCTGCCAGGGTTTGACTGTATAGTATTTTTGCCCTTTTATTACGAAGGCAATTTTTGTTGCTCCTCCGTAAAAGGAAGGAGCACTGATTTGAACTTGTTCTCCTCTTTTCATTGTTTTCATCTCACCCCCTTAAATCCTTCCTTTAGCTACTCTTGTCGTTGACGCCCCTAGTCATCACTAATTGCCCTAATTCAAACTTACCCTTTAGTTTTAACATCGTTGCCCCCCTCTCCTCTCTCTTGTATAAACTATTCTATATTTGGTATTTCTAACTCGTCAAGTGCTGATTGAAGATGTTGATAATCGTCCTGTGACATTCCTTTATTGTATATTTCTGCTATTAATTCATAGTCCGCAATCATTCCCTTTCTTAAGAACTCCGTTACTACATCAAACATAATATACCCGTTTGATGTAATCATTTCTTTGTATTCTTTTTTACTTTTCATTGTTTTACTCCTTTTGGTAGGTAGTCTGCTTTTACCAGCTCCTTTAGAAGCTTTGTAGTTATCTGTCCTTTCCTCCATAGCTGTATTAGGGTCCTGGAGGGATAAAATTGTAGGTTTGGACAGTCTTTTAGGTTGTTAATAAGTGCTTTCGTTTTAGTCATCTTACTTTTCTCCTTCTCCTCTTTTCTTCCGTCCCATATATCCCTTTCTCATTGTTTACCTTCCTCTTTTTTTTTCTAATTTTCCCATTTTATATCCAAACTGGAAAAATAGATTTTCTAGTCGCTCGTTCCTTTTATATCCTTCTTTTTCTGCTCTCTTAATTTCCAGAGCTAATTCTCTATCTGCCTTCTGGGCTGCTTCAAATTCTTTTGTCATTTTATTTTTCACCTCTCTTCACTTTTTTTTTCTCTAATAAACTTTCTCCCACCCAAAAGAGCAGGACAAGTTGTTATATTCCGTAATATCTTTGCATACAAGGGTCTTCCGTTACATCTCTTTTAACTCCCCTTAATATTCCTAGTCCATATTCGTATCTGAGTTTCATCTTTTCATTTCCTCGTTTTTCTGCTATTTTGAGAAGATTTTCCTGCATCTTTATCCTTTCATTGAGATAGTCTATTACTCCTTTTTTTAGTTTATTCATTTTTCCTCCTTTTTTTTATTTTTCTTTCTCCTTTCTTAAATTTTAATTACTTAAAATCTTTCGAATTTCTTTTATAATATTCGTATTAAGAGATAGAATCTTTTCTTCTTTTTCTGTCCAGGAAAAATTATTTAGATGAGCTAATGTCTGTAGTCTAACGATTATCGAGAGAGCCTCCTGAAGCTTTTTTCTCGGGTGCCACGAATTTTCATTCAATCTTCGTCCGCTAGGAATATGAATTATATCAAAGGTTTTTAAATCTTCCCCGACATAACTTTGAACAGGAGTTGCCGCCAGCCCATAAGATTCTTGAGGTTTAAATCCAATCACTTCCTTTTCTCTTTCTCTAAATGCACTTTCGCCGTCCAGAGAAGAAGTCTTCTCTGGAAATTTCCAGAGTTTAATTTTGACTTTTATTCTTCGGTACTTGATAGTACCATTTTTGCTCAATCTCATAGTTTATCACCTCTCTTTTTTATTTTTCCTGCTCCTTTCTTAAAATTCTTTTGACGATTCTTCTTTTAATGCCACTCGCTCTCGCAATGCTTCTCGCACTTAGAGTTTTAGATGCTTCTATTATTTTTTCTCTCGATTTTTCATCGGGACTGCCTCCAGTATAGTGAAGAATGCCTTGCCGATAATTGTATTTTTGTTTATTTCTTCTTTTCCGTTTCTGAGCTTTTGCTCTAATTCGTTTTTTCATCTATTTTTCACCTCCTTATATTAAAGATTAATGCTTTAATCTTTTTCTTCAGAAAAAAACAGAAAGATAAACAGAGAAATAACCAAAGCTGAAATTATAATTTTCATTATTATGAATGCTTCCATAGTTTTCTCCTTTAATTCATTTATTTTCAGAATATGATATTTCTTCTAAAATACAAGATAAAACCTCAAGTTGAAGATCTTGAAAAGGAATCACATCAATATAATCACGAATCCGGACTCCTACCTTTACTACTTTATAAATATCTACTGGAGAACAGCCCGAATCGTAAGGATCATCGGCACCGATACTTACATTTTTTTCACCATCCGAGTCAATTATTTTCTTGATTTCTTCCTCTAATTCCTTTTTTAAATCAGCAATTCTTTTATCAAAAGAATCACTAATCTTAATTCTTTCTTCCATTAATTTCTTAATTGTTCCAGTCATAATTTTTCACCTTTTCCTTTTCTTTTTAATTCATAAAATATTAATATATCTCCTCGAGAATTTTTCCGCAGTCTTCGCAGAATAAAACAACTTCTGTAAGACTTTGAATTTTCGTATTGCCGAAATCTATTCCTTCTCTGTACCCATTTTTTAGAAAGAATTTCGTCTGGATTCGACGGATTAAATGTTCGTGAAGACAACTATCAATTTTTACCTCTCTGATTCCAAACATTTTACCTTTGAATTTAACAACTCCTGCAACGGGAGATATTTTATTTTTCTTTTCCATAATTTTTCTCACCTCGCTTTTCTTTTTTTTTAAAATTATCTTATTTAAGGGCTCTTCTTTTTTCTATCTCTTTTTTTCAAGAGAAGAGCCCTTCCTATAAAAGCATTTCTTGGTATTAAAATATCCGTTCCATAATTTCTAACAGCAGATAGTGAGGCATTTCCAGAAGATATTTTTGGAAACCCTTTTTACTACAAGCCGAAAACTTATTATAATACTTTATTCTACTGTTATTTTGAACTGTCATCGTCATCGTGCGATCTAGATAGTTTGCTATATCCTCCGCTATCTCCTCCCAATGAGGATTATTGTATACATTGTGGTTGAAGTGGATGCCATTAATTACTCTACTATACTCTTCATCCATTACTTTCCTCCTTTCCGAAAAGTATAAGTAGCATAACTTCTAATTTCACTTCTTTTATCGGAGATATGGTTTTTTATTTTATATTTTGCCATTATTATTTTCTCAAACGCATCAAGAAAAATTGAAGCATCACAATCCTCTTCTAAATATACCCATTCTCCTTTTTGATAACTGTAACCAGTAATCTTTTTCTCTATCCCTAACTCTTTCAATTCGCTTTTTTTCACTTTCAGCCAGCCGTGAGATGGATCTGAGTAAAAATCAAAAATTTTTCTCATTTATTTCTTCTCCTTTTATTTTAAATATTTTTTACCATTAGTAACAATGAAGGTTAAAACCTGCCGCTCTGTAATTTTATTATTCGTCAACGCCTGTAAAACTTTTCTTCCCGCTCGTATTCCCATATCAACTCCCCACTCTAAATTTTTATCCATTAAGACGGAAAGATGATCGGGCATACTTTCAAGGAATCTTAAATTATACTTTTTCAATTGCTCATCAATTATTTTAACACTCTTCGCATGTTGCTCCCAACGACGAACAGTTTCTAAACTTGCCGTTCTTCCCATAATTTTCCTCCTATAAAGAATAATTTTGACACCATTCGTTGAAAAGTTCAATAAGTTCTCCTGATTCCCCATATAAATCTTTATCATCGAGGGAATTTCTTAATTTACGAACTTCTTTTTGACCAAAATTTTCATAAATTCCGGTCTCTTTTGCCTTTTTAATCAATTTTTTCTTTTCTCGTTTTATTTTTTCTTTTAGAATTTTTAATTTGTCCATAATTTTCTCCCCTTTTTTTTCTCTTTAAAGATTCCATTTTGAACACATTTTTCTAGTTCTTCCTTAACACCGTCATTTATTTCGTGTAGAATTTCAACGATAAGATTAATTCTCTCATCGTTGAGTTGAACCCATTCCTGTAATTTTAACCTGTCTAAAGACTTTCGCTCCTCAAAAATTTTATCTATCCTATTACTTGAATCGTCTAAGCGATTCAACAGTTCTTTATCGATTAACATTATTTCTCACCTCCCTTAATTCAAAATAAATTCAAAACCATTTTTCCCAAATTTCTTTGGGTATTTTCCTACCACATTCCCTACATTCTATAAAGTCAAAAGAATCTAAGTTTTCCGAATCTCCATAATCTATTTTACCTTTTTCATCAAACCATAATTCTTGGAAAGCTTGACAACTCCCCCAAAAACCTCTGGTTTCATCTTTACAATATGGGCAAATTTTCTCTTCAATAGCTTCCTGTATTTCTTTAGAAGTTAATTTTCTTTCTTTTTCTATTTTATGTCTCATTGTCTTCTCACCTCCTTCCAGTTTTCTTTCGCTCTCATTCCCTCCTTCTTTTCCTCGGGATAGAGTAAATCTTCCACCATTTGTTTGGAGAGGATAGACTCTCCAAATGTCCCAGCGAGATAAGTATTGCCTTGCCATTCCCATTTCTTTCCCTGCCAGAATCCCTGGGGATAATCTACAAGGATTCCTTTTTGGGGATACCAAACGTGATAATATTCCCCTGCGCACCCTTCTATAGCAAATCCCCTTCTTTCCCAGGTGTTGCCAAAGGCTACTATCCCGTTTTCAAACTCCTGAAAATCAGGAGCTTGCTGTAATCTTTTCTTTTCAGTTCCATCCCTTCCCTCCTTTCCTTCAGAGAGAAGGATCATTTTACCAATTACTTTCATTTTCTCCTCCTCGGAGGCTATGCCTCCTTCTCATTTTTTCAATAAGATTTAGGAATAGCAGTTATCAATTTTAAATGAACTTTTCCATATTGAGTAACTTGCATTCCTAAATCCGAAGTAAAGACTTTATATCCTTTTTTACGAAGATCTCGCCTCTCTTTTTTCAATCCTTCTTTATCATCGGAATCATAGGATATCTGGATAATTCCAGAAACTGTTTCAGTTTTTGTTAATCGCATTTTAAATTCCTTTCCCTGTAGTTCTAACTCCATAAACTTTTTTGAGATTTTCTACAGGAATAAACATTTCAATAATTTTTTTTGTCGGACTTTGATAAGGATTATAAACAATTCTTATTAATTTTTTTGTTTTCTTTTCTCTTATTTCTACCCATGTTCTCTTTGACATTTAATTCTCCTTTTATAATTTAATTTTTTATTCTATTTTCACCTAATTTAATTTTTTATTCTATTTTCACCAACTTCCCGCCTTCTAGACGATAAGAAAATACTACATTGAATAAACTCTTCCAGGCGCAGGCATAATGTTGCACTACTAAAAATTGAGTTTTTGGATAATAAATACAACGGTTCCCTTTTCCATTCAATTTATCTTTATCAGGAGTCACGGGAAGCCCGCAAGTCGGACAAATCGGTTTCGTCTCTTCCAAGAAGGAATCAGAAGCAATAAAGAATTGAGCTTTTTTACAACGTTTATAATACTTCTTCAATTCTTCTAAAGAAGAGAGGTAATCATACGCACCTTTTTTTGGTATATCTTTTTTTGACATTTATTTTTCCTCTCGTTTATCTAACCTAAGGTCTTTAATATCTAACCAAGCACACAGATCTTCATCCTCCCATTCGCTAACCGCTTTTTCTACACAATCAAAAATCATATCAGAGTAGTCAGCGAAATTCGATCTAATGTCTTCCATAATTCTTTTAATCAACTCTTCTCGTTTTTCTTCTGTTAGTTCGCCTTCTCCTTCTCCTTCTCCTTTTCCCTTTTTCAGAAAAATAATCGCCCATCCTGTTCCTGGAGCTGTTGGCCGCAATTCAAGAATTTTTTCTATTCCGCTGGCGAATCTAACTAGCCATTTATTTACTTCTTCAGCCGTGTTGCATTCTTGAACTCTTATCTTTGTTACCTCAGAATTTTTAATGTAACTTAAATCCATTCTTTTTCACCTCCTTCATTGATATAATTTTTATTCCGCAAGCGGTATAAAACCTATTTCGATTAAATCTTGCATTCTCATTTGCTAAAGCATTAGCGAAACGCTTAATTGCTTTGGAATTTAATTCTTTTGACTCCAAAGCTTCCTTTAATACTCCCGCAATGAATTTATAGTCTTTTCTCGTCATTGTTCTCCTCTTCTATATCTTCTAATACTTCTTTTAGAGTCAAGCCAGTTCTAGCCCTGATAACATCGCCGAATTTATCTTTAAGTTGACTCCAATACATTCCATTCTTACTTTGACCAAATTCCAGATTTCCCTCTTTAAAGTTATTTACTTTTTGCATTGTTTTTTCCTTTATAAGCAGTGTCTATTCATAAGATTAGTAAACTCTATTCGCTCAATTAAATTATAGTCGAGTAGTGCTGTTAAAAATCCCAACCAGAATTCTCTATTCGTTTTCTTTCTGCTTATCTTGAGACTTTCATTCATTCTTTTATCTACTTTTTCATAAATTTTTCCAAAGCGCCATCTCTCTTTTCCTCGAATTACATAAACATTCATTGCTTTTCTCCTTTTTTAACTTCTTCCTTTTTATTTTTTCGCTTCTTTTATTGCTTTTTTTGTAGATAGGTAAAGAGTTGTAGCTATCTACAATCGCTAAAAATTTGAAATATTTTCGAGTTATTGAGAATTATTCTCGTACCTTTCTCTATACCCTTTAGTGGTATGGGGTTTTTTGGGTAAAAAAAGAGGTATAAAAATTGCTGTAATACTTTTTAGAAGCGAGATAGAGAATATCCCTTTCGGGGGATAATGTTGATTTTAGCGGGTTGTGGGCGTTATCTGTATTCCTTTATTGGTGCGAGTTTGATGTGAATCTTGAGTCTAAGATTTGCCGTTTTTGCCTTAGAAAATATCTTTTAGGGATACGAGATGAGTCTAATAGGGATATTTCAAAAAGAGCGAATCTCGAAGTCATCTAATGTTAGCACGGAGCAAGGAGAAAAAATGTTGCATCTCCTCAAAAAAATGGAAATTTTTAAAAATTGACGATCTCGGAATCACTTGTATGGAGTAGGTTATAGACGTCGTGTTTCGATAAATTCAATAACCATGCGGGTTTGAGTTTCTAAAAAAGGCTTTTGAGGGATAATTGGAACAAGTCAAACAGCGATAAATAAAAGGAAAGTCGAGTCGGAGGGAGTCTCTATGGTAAATATTACGATTTAGGAGCGGGTTACAGCGGAATAAATACTACTAAAGGGAATATGGAGAAAAAATGAAAAAAGAGATCAAGGAATAATAGGTATTAGAGTACCTGTGGATAACTAGGACTCGATAACTACTTTTTTTATACCCTACCCTACCCTCTATTTTTTGGCTATTGCTTTCAGGAGTATTTCAGTAGAAAATTAAAATTCGATGTGTATGGGGTATATATAGTTTTCAGGAATTACTCGATCGGATGAAATTTGATTTCTGTAATATAATGTAGAAGCGGGTTTTATTTTTAAAGAATCGGAATATCCTTTTTAGTGGTAATTTTTTGGTGTGAGATGTGCTATTAGAAAGAAAGAAGGGATCGAGAAGTCGGAATAGGGGATTAGGAGTTGGATTGAGAGATTTAGAGAAATTGGGAAATTGGGGAGGAGGCTAGTTTTTTGAGGGAAAATGTGTTCATTTTTGTGCATATTCTATCCCTTTTAGTGGTAATTTGGCAAAAAAAGGTTCGAGAAACGGCTGTAAAGTTGAGTAGAGGCGGGATAGCGTAGAACCTGTATTACAAATTTGCAAGAGTTATATTACAATTTTTGAAACAGAATAAATTGAAGTGTAAACAGAGTTAGATCCTTCACTTTCTTTTTCCCTTTCAATCATCAAAACTCAATTGTCAAAGAGCGAATAATCTTATCCAAACGCTTCTTTGTAGAAGTAGAAGCGCTCAGAAAAGACTATTGATTTTAATTAACGATTATTAATTCTCCCTTACACATCAAATTTGGACATGGTGCGATGCCTTTCGGGTCTATTCCGTCCTTTTTACACATTTCCTTCCAATTCTCTCCTAACTTCTTCGCTATACTGATAGACTCACTATCAGTAAACTCTACTCCGCATTTATTACACACTAACTTTTCCGTCATTGTTATTCACCTCCTTAATCTATCTTTTGTTTTAAATCTCCGTAAGTGTAGATATCATTCTTCTTTCATATACTGCATCTAATTTTAGCCAATTTTTTTCGAAGACCAAAATTAATGTCCTGCCGTGTATAAAATCATCGAAATGCATTTCTTTTGAATTTGAAGAAGGAATCTCAGGATACATGACATCTACTTTTTTATCGTAAAGATAAAGGCGATTCATAGGATCGCCATCAGCCGAACATTTATTCAAATATTCAAAGCGAGAGTTAATTTTTATCATTGTTATTCACCTCTTTGCTTTTCTTAATTCGCAAATTAATACTTTCCTCGAACGCAAACTTACAAATCCAATCTTTCGCTTCTTTTTTGGTAGGAAAGTTTTTTGCGATTACTTTTCCTTTTCCTCTATTATCTATAATTTTATACATTTTTTCTCACCTCTTTTCTTTGTTAGTCTCTTAATAATTGCCATTGCTTCTTTACGACTCGGTCCACCCATTAAAGAAGCAAATAACTCTGATTTCTTAAGTGTTTCCCTCGCTACCTTTAATTGATGCTTCTCTGGAATTGTCATTTTTCTCTCCTCTCTTCTCTTTTTTTTAATTTAGAATTTCCCACCAATCGAGGCCTATTTTCCCACCTCGAGTTGGCTTTTTTTATAAGAATTATAAAATTGCAGAGATAAGAGAGGGTACCAAGCACTCTTTGATCGGTGCTTGGTACCCCGTGCATCGGATAAGCAAGCATAGGGGTTTATTTTATTTTAAAGATATCCGATGCTTTGGAGCTGTCGCTTTATGCCTGATAATTTGGATCGGATCGGTAGATTGTTGTCAATACATAACTCAGGCAATCTTTTGTAACTCGCCGTGAAAATTTCTCTAAATTTTGCCCATGCCTGATCTGTTATTAATCCGTCTTCTGTCAGAGGAATTGTAAAAGACAATCTGTCGTTATGGTAGGTACTGGATATCAACATTACTCCCTTGTCGGTTTTAGCTGTAAGATTGATTGACCAATTACCATTCCTACCGTTTTTAGAGTAACTCTTACCAAAGAGACTTTGGAATTTTGTTTTCTCTGCCTGGATAAGAGAGAGATTTTCTTTTGCTTGCGTTACTGCCTCTACCGCTTCTGCTTCCTTGAAGTCTAGGATTTTAAGCTTCTCCGCTATAATCTCTGGTGTAACCTTTTCTTGCGCTTGCTTGCGGAGCGCTTTGCGCTTTTTTGACAATTCAAGTTCCAAGCGAGTTAACTCGGCTAGCTCGATATCAATCGCTTTAAGGGGATCTTCCTCTGGTTTAACAGCGGTCTCAACAGCGGTCTCAACAGCGGTCTCAACAGCGGTCTCAACAGCGGTCTCAACAGCGGTCTCAACAGCGGGTTTAACAGCTGGTTTAACAGCGGGTTTAACATCGGCAACAGCTGGTTTAACAGCGGTCTCAACAGCGGGTTTAACATCGGCAACAGCTGGTTTAACAGCGGTCTCAACAGCGGGTTTAACATCGGCAACAGCTGGTTTAACAGCGGTCTCAACAGCGGGTTTAACAGCGGTCTCAACAGCGGGTTTAACAGCGGTCTCAACAGCGGTCTCAACAGCGGTCTCAACAGCGGTCTCAACAGCGGTCTCAACAGCGGGTTTAATTTTACTATTAGGATCGGTTTTAGGATTAGGTTTAATATACTTTTTATTCTTTCTTTTTGATTTTGACATAGTTATACTCCTTTATCCCTTGCTTGCTTGCTTGCTTGCCTGCCTGATTATCAATGAGCGGTGCGGGAGGTTTTACTGTCTCCCATATATAAGTCTACAAAATTCTACAGGTTTGTCAAGGGGTGCGATTTACCCCGTTGGATATTAACGATTGTAAGATGCCTTGTTATACGGCATTTTAAGATAATAGGGATATATCCCGTAAAAATTTAACCGACCTCTATCGCTGGACTGGATAGCATTACAGCGATTTGACCAATTTTTGCCTTAAAATTTGTTCAATTTAAAATGCGCTCATAAATAGGCTAAATTGACGAGATCTCGGGCTACCCCGTATATTATTACCTATGAAAATAGGGATGGCTTAAAAAGGGATAAGATTGATACGGATACCGATATTTATACCGATACCGATACCGCTACCGCTATGGCTACCGATACCGACACCGATACCGATACCGCTACCGTTATGGCTACCGCTACCGCTATGGCTACCGATACCGCTACCGCTATGGCTACCGCTACCGACACCGATACCGATACCGCTACCGTTATGGCTACCGCTACCGCTACCGATACTGCGGGTCTGGAAGATATACCGCTACCGCTACCGATACTGCGGGTCTGGAAGATATACCGCTACCGCTACCGATACTGCGGGTCTGGAAGATATACCGCTACCGCTACCGATACCGCTACCGATACTGCGGGTCTGGAAGATATACCGCTACCGCTACCGATACCGCTACCGATACTGCGGGTCTGGAAGATATACCGCTACCGCTACCGATACTGATATTCAATTTATAATTTGTTGTATTCCTTATCTATATAGGCATTGAAGCATAAATTTAAGAAGTTAGTTTAACTTCGGCGCTGTAAGCCTTTATTGATGCAAAGTTCACTGAAGAAATCTGGAAAATTACAGGTGTCGACGCACGATTTTTTCTAAAAATTTTACCATTTTCCTCCTAAAATGTAATATTAATGCATATTCCAGCCTTTTTCTTCATAATTATCCATAATTTCTTTTAAAATCTCTCTTTATTCTCTAAAATCATTAAAATTCGCTTCAATAAGGCGTTTTAGCTTGCTAAAATTGAAATTCGCTATTTTTTCCCGGAAAATTTTCCGATTTTTATCCCTTCCAGTAGTATTTTTTGCTTCCTCTTGACACTTCTTTATTTTATATTATAATAAAAGTAATGAAGAATGAAAATCTTGATTTATTAAAGAATAAGTTGCAGGATATTGTTATAGATATTCTTAACTCTAAGAAGATTGAGAAACAACTAAAACAATCTTCTCTAAAAGAAATTTCTTCTTTTTTGAAAGCATGTTCTGATATTTTAAATGAGTTAACTAAAACGGCTTCAAAAAAGAAGGATCAACCTTTAACTGCAGAAGATTTTATTAAAAATCTCTCTGAGAAAGAAAATGAGAAAGCTATTCAAGTTTTTGGAAGTCCGCCAAAAAATAAGAATAAAAAAGAATCAGTTGTAAAAACTGCAAAAGATGGTACATTATTACCGAGAGTTAAATGAATTATCTAATTAAAGCTGATGAACGGGAAAAAATAAATAAATTAAAAAAAGAAATACTTTCGATTCCATATGACGTAAGATTAGAAATTAGAAGACTTCTCCATAATAGAAAAAATGCTTTTCGTGCTAGAAAAGATATTAATATTTTTGCGAATTATGTTTTTGGATTTACTCAAGCTCCTCTGCATAGACGCTGGCATTCTTTTGCTGATGAGAATGATAGAGCTTTTATAGAAGCTCCTCAAGAACATGGAAAAACTACTCAAATGGCAGTAATAAGAACTCTTTTTAAATTGGGTTGTGATCATGAAAGATGGTTTAAAATTGTTGCTTGTAATGATGATAAGGCTAACGATATTCTTTTTGAAATAACAACCAACCTTGAAAATAATGAAAATCTTCATGAGGTCTTTCCTGATTTAAAGCCAGCAGAAAAAGGTATATGGACCAAACATAAAATAATTATAGATAGAAAAGTAAAATCTCAAAATCCATCTGTAGAAGCGTTGGGGATTCTGTCGAGCGGTTCGGGAAAAAGAGCAACTGATTTAATTTTTGATGATGTTGTTGACTTTCGTAATTCTATTTTATATCCGGCGATGAGAGAGCAAGTTATCTCTGCTTATAAAGATCAATGGCTTGGCACTTTAACTAAAGATGGAAGAATTATTTATATCTGTAATGCCTGGCATTCTCAAGATCTAACTCAAGAGATTAAAAAACCACGTTATCATTTCGCTCATTTAACTTGTAAAATAGATAAAGATCTTACTCCTTTATGGCCAGAGGAATGGCCCGAAAAACGATTGAGAAGAACTTTAATAGAAAGAGGAGAAGGAACTTTTAATCGTGCTTTTCGTCATATTCCTTTTGATTCTACTTCTTTACTCTTCGCTGATAAATTAAAAACTTCGTTTATGCCTGTCGATAAAGAAATTAATTTTTTAGAAGAATTTAGAGAGAAATATATCGATCCTTCCTGGCCAAAATTTGCCGGTGCTGATTTAGCTATCTCAAAAAAGAAAAGAGCTTCTCGTACCGTTCTCTTTGAAATAGCAATTGATCCCGAAGGAAATAAATGGCCCGCTTTTATAAAGCGAGGTTTAACTTCCTCTCCTGATACTGCGAGAGCGATTCGAGATTTGTTTGTTCATGATCATTTTTACTTAATGTTTGTAGAAAATAATGCATATCAAGGTTCGCTTTTAGAGTGGTTACAAGAACTTGATGAAATAGAACATACTAATCTTTCGATTCCCGTTGAAGGCTATCGTACTGGTTCCCAGAAATTTGATCCTTTTATCGGTCTTCCTTCTTTAGCTCTGCAATTATCTAGGGGTAAATGGAAGATTCCTCAATTTAATCATTCCTCTAATTGTAAATGTGAATATTGCGAATGGATGAGGGATCTTGCTACTTTTCCCAAAGAAAAACGAACTTATGATGTCTTGATGGCGATGTGGTTCGCTGATAGAGCATCACAGCAACTTGCAAGAGAGCCAAATATTCGTTTGCTTGGAGAGGACGGAGAAGGAATAAAAGAAGAGGCTGAAAAGATTTTAAGCCTTCATGATGGATTGCTTGATATTAATGAAAAACAGGAATTTTATTTTCTAAAAAATAATTAATGGTCTAATAATTATTGATAAAAAAAAGAAGGTGAAATAATTATGGAAGAAATAGATGTTGTAAGGGCAGGAGAAGAACTTATAACATTAACCAGAAAGCTAAATGAAATTGTAAGGTGGATTAATAAAGAAAAAGATAAACAAGATAAAATTGTAAGGTGGCTTAAGGAAGAGAGGGTTAAAATAAATGAAATTATAGAGATAGTAGAAGAATCCGGAATGTGGAATGATTCAGTGGGATAAAGTAAAGTTTTGGTTTTTAATAAAAAGGAGATTTATGGTGAAAGAAAAATTTTTGTTAAATAATGAACAAAGAGATAAATTAAAGAAAATTTTTGAAAATAGTTTGGATTATTCTTATGAAAAATTACAAGCAAAAATGTTGACTACATTTGAAGCGGTGTTAGATAAACCTAAACAATTAATCTCTTTAAAAAAAAGAGAAAAGGATTTGCAGACAAAGATGCGTAATCAAATTTATAAAGGAACTGCCGCTCTTATAGAAAAATATTTTGCTCAAGACAAAGAAAAAAAAGTAAAGAAGCAAAGAGTAAAAGTGAAAGTAATAAAGTCTGTAAGTGATCAAAAAGAAGCACAATTTAATAAAGCGTATATAAAATTAATTGAGGATTTTGCTTATAGTTGTTATTTGTTAATTGAGGAAGCCTTTAAAACAATGGAGAAAAGATTAAATAATTTGTTGTCCGCTATTATAATTGATTCACGAATAAAGTCATTACAAAATGAAGTTAGTGAAATCTTAAAAGAAACTAAACTTAAATTGGAAGATTTTGATAATACGAATATAATAGATTTTTTTACTTTGCCTATAAAAGGATAATTTTTATAGAAAAATAGGAGATTAAAAAATGGCTAACGATTCGCTTTTTAAGCGTGCACTGCGAAAATTTGGTTATGAACCGATTCGAGATACTTCACAAGCAACACCCGAATTAGCCGAGGAAGCAGCATTTGAAGGGGAAACAAAAACAGAAGATTTTTTAAAGGCTTACTTAAATTCCTTATGGGTGTATATCTGCGTTAATAAAGTTGCTACTTCTGCTGCAAAAGTTCCTTTTAAATTTTATAAGAAAAGAATAAGTAAAGGTGGTAAACGCGTTGATTTGCCTCAGGATCATGAACTTTATCAACTTCTGCGAAAAGTTAATCCATGGTGCACTCGTTTCAACTTAATGGATGCTACTTTTGCTTTTGTGCTTCTTGCGGGGAATGCCTATTGGGAATTATGTAGAAAAAATAAAAAATCGAATAAAATCAAAGAGATATATGTTTTGAGACCTGATAGAATAGAGGTAATTCCCGATCCTAAAAAATATATAAAAGGTTATACTTATACTATTAATGGGAAAGAAATTCCTTTTAAAGCTGAAGATATCCTTCAATTTAAATTGTTCTCTCCAATATTAGAATATGAAGGGACTCCCGCTACAAAGCCAGCAGAAAGATTGATTAGTCTTGATCTTTATGCTTGGAAATACAATGTTAGATTTTTTAAAGCTGGTGCTAGAGTATTAGGAGTTTTAGAAACTGATCGAAGTTTATCGGATAAAGCAATTAAACGTCTGGAGACGAAATGGATCGGGAAATACGGTGGTTATGAGAAGGCTTTTAAAACTGCCATTCTAGAAGAAGGATTAAAATATAAGCCTACAGCTACCACTCATAAAGAGATGGAATTTATCGAACTTGCAAAAATGGTTAGGGAGAGTATTTGTTCTGCTTATGGAGTTTATCCGGCGATTGTTGGTTTGTTCGAATATAGTAATTATTCTAACGCTACTGAACAACGTCAGCTTTTTTATGAAGAAACAATTATTCCTTTGTTAATCTGGATGCAAGAATATATCTCTTCTTTCCTTTGTCCTTATTTTGATTCCAGAATAGTCGGAGAATTCGATCAATCGGCAATCGGGGCATTGAAAGAAAAAGAGGAAATTAAAGCTAAAAAGTCAGCTATGTTGGTCAGAAATAAAATTTTTAATCCTGAAGAAATTCGAGAAATGTTTTATGGAATTTCAAGTAAACCTAAAGGTTCATTGGGCAAAAAAGATCTGGAAAAACTTCTTAGTATGATTAGAAGAATTAATATGGACCCAGCAGCAAGAAAAGAGTTTGCTACAATTATTAGAAATTTAGATGAGGTGAAAAAATGACGATAAAAGATTATTGGCGAACACAAGATTTCTCGGATTTTATAGAATTGAAGGGTATGAGATATATGGGCTGCTCTCCCGATTTACGGATCGCTCAATTCCAGTTGTTTGTAGATGATAGGCTTTTGAAAATGAAAATAGCTGAAGAACTTTGTGAAAAAGCACGACAATTATATCTTACGGCTCGTGAAATTTTGAAGAGTATTGATGGGAATAAAAATTGATAGAAATTATTGTTCTTATTTTTTTGATAATAATTATTATTTTAGGTGATTCAGCGGGAATTTTAGATTTTGATCCCCATGGTGGAAAGATCAGAAAGGGGAAAAAATGAAATTAGTTTTTCTGGGAACTAGAGGAGAAACTTTAAATCATAATAGATTCCATAAAAAGAATTTAGCAACTTTTATTCGAAATAAGAATAAAAATATATTTTTAGATTTTGGTTCTGATTGGAAAAAACAACTTCCAATGTTTATGCCAGATTATATCTGGCTTTCTTCTTCTTCTCTTCATCATGTTGGCGGAATTGAAAAAATTGATCCTGAACGTAGTATTGTATTTACCTCCAATTCTTTACTCTCTGCTACTCCTTTATCTCCCGCGCTTAAAAGAGGAGTCTCCGGAGAATTTTCTATTGATAGTCAGAAATTTAAGATTCTCGAATTATCCTCTGGAGACTCCTCGATTGAAAATTTCTCTGCTGGTTTAATAATTAATACTGATGTTGGTAAAGTATCTTATCTTCCTGATTTGAATAAAATTAAATGGGAAGAATTAAAAGATATAGATTTTTATATTGGGGATGGAACTTCAATTTCGAATGATGAAAATGGCCATTTATCAATTGAATCTCAATTAGCTTCTCTTTCTAATATCAATCAGAATAAAAATAAATTGATAGCTATTTTTACTAATATTGGCGAAGAAGGATTACTCTTGGGAGAGAAGAAATTTCTCGCAAAAGTTTCTATTTTGGGTAAAAAATTTGGAATAGATACTCGAATAGCCCATGACGGTCTCGTTTTAAATTTTAAAAGAACTACTAATGCAAAAAAAGAAGAAATTTTATCTAATTATTTGGGTTCCAAAAAAAGATTTGCATCAAAGATTTTAGAATTTATTCCAGAAGAAACAAAAACTCTCTTCGATCCGATGTGTGGGATTGGAGCAGTTCTTGTTGAAGCAGCAAGAAAAGGAATTGAAATAATTGGAAATGACATTTGTCCCTCTGCTTATTTTTATTGTAAAGGAATTTTTCAGGGCGAACAGCTGAACTCGAAAGATCTGAATAGATTATTAAAAGCTGAAAGAGTAGAAGGATGGCTTTCTAAAGCGAAAAAACTTCAAAGACCCGAAAGTAATGAAGCACGTCGGTATATTGATGGAATAGTTTTAACAGCATGGAAATTCGAAGGAAAGAAAAAAAATTCAGCTTTAGCGATTGTATCTTCTTTATTACAGACTTTCTTTAGGGAGTATTTTATTTCTCAATATGAACCTTATTCTGATAAAATTATCGTTTATCATTTAAAAAAGAAAGCTAATGAAATTAATTCTTTAATTTCTGAAATCGGTGGGAAAGGGAAAATATTTAATCGCGATGCCTTTGGAATAAAAATTCCTAAATCCGGTGCAATTTATTTTGATCCTCCTTATTTTCCTAAAAATGTTGATTTGCCAGTAACTTATTTTAAACGATATAGAACATTAAATTCCGTTCTTCTACAGAAAGATTGGAGAATGGAAAATCCCACTCCCGAAGAAATTACTCAATATATCCATAGATTATCAGAGAATACTCCGTTGCTTTTAACTACTGTTGCGAAACCCTCGATAATTGATTGGGAAGATAAAATCAAGAAACTCAAATCCAATTGTAAAGTCATTCCTTTAGCCAAAGTTTCAGTGGGTGCTCAATTTCAAGGTGGTAGAGGAGTTGATTCTGAAAAGAAAGCTCTTCGAACGATCAATGAATTATTAATTATCTCTTCCGATAAGGAAATTTTAAGGAAGAGTTTTCGTAATAAATTATCGGAAAGACTTGAAAAATTGGCAATCAAGCCTTATTACCCGGAAAAAATGAGAGACAATCAATTAAACGATGATTTTAGAATTTTTGCTGGCTGGAATGCTACATTAAAAGCAAAAGCAACATTTAAATATAAAGAAAAAGAAATTTTAAATGATTTTTTGATCCCTTGTTTAAAAGAAGCTGCTCGTGATATTTATCTTAAAGCATTCTCTAAAATTATAAAGAAAGGATTACCTCTTATTGAACCTCATGCCAAAATGATTTACGATGAAGAAAAAGTAGCCATTGTTAAAAAAAAGAAATTTGATCTGTCTTCATTTAGAATTCTCTGCTCGACAGGAAAAGATAGAAGAGGAAAAGCCTATGGTTTTATTCGTTGTAAAGAACCTAAAGAAATTGATATGAGGCAATTTCATGGTCTTCGTTCAAAACATAGAATTTCTGAACCTGAAGCAATTAAATGGTGGAATATTAGGCAGGAGATTAAGTTACTTCATAAAGAGAAATTAAATTGGAAATGTTCTTCTTGTGGTTTTGAGATGAGAGCTACAGAAGATGAGATGTTCGAGAGAATAATGACTTGCCCAAAATGTGGGGCAATAATGAAACAATTTTCTCTGTGGCAGCAAAAACAAAAAATTAATTCTCCTACATTTGCTTATTTGACTGTTTATGGAAAAATGCCAAAAAATTTCTTGAGAGGAAGAACCGATGCTCCGAAAAAAATGTGGAGAGGACACGATGTAGATGCGAGTCTTAAAGATAAATGGCTTGAGGATTTAAATAGCATTCCTGAAATAGAAGTTCGTTCTTCTGATGCCGGGAAATCGAAAGAAAGAGTTGCTTTTGTAGTTTTTAGATTTAAGGATAAGAAGAATGATAAAAGAGCTGATGCTATTGTTAATGAGTTAAGAAAAGCTCCTGAAATTTATGCGAGAACGGATATAGGGATGGAAGAACGTCCAAGAATCTGTGTAGCTGGAAAAGTTATTGTAGGAAAACCGGGATGGGAAGAATGGTGGAATAGTTTGGCTGGAAAAATTAAATCTTCTGTAGAAAAAACTTTTGGTATGATTTCTGATTTGGAAGAAAAAATAGATTTAACGAAATCTCGATATTCTTATAATAAGTGTATGCGTTGTAACAATCCCCCGGAATACGAAGTTCTTTGGGCTGAGGGAATGGCACGAGCTTGGTTCTGTAAAGAACATTTAAAGGAATGGATAAAAGAAGAACATGATAGAAGAAATTTTTCTGATATAAATTCGATTAAAAAAATCGATAATGGAGAAGTTGGGAAAAAGTGGAAGGACAATACAAATGGTGATATCAAATATAAAATAAGGGAAAGTCTTGATTTACCCAAATTATCAATGTTGGACAAAAAAAAAGTTTCTTCTTTATACTATTATCCCATTCGAGACTTCATTCCTTTTCCTAAACCTCGAAGTATCATCATTCTTCCTGGAAATCAGACAGCAATTAAAAAAGTTAAATATTTACAAAAAATCGATTTCAAAAGAATTACCGCTGAGAACATTAAAGCCTTAAATAATATGGATTTAGTAATTCTTCATGCTAGAGTTCATGATGCATGGGAAGAAAGAGGAGCAAGGAAAAATGATGAATTAATGATTAATCTCCACATTCTAATCATAGAAGAATTAGCCAGAAGAAATATGGAACATAGAATACAAGATGATTTAGATGAGATTTCAGTTGAAGCTCGAGGTTTGAAAATTAAAGATAAAGTTTATCTCAAAGATTGGTTAGAACTTTATAATGAAGGATTCTATCTTAAAGATCCGTTTATGGCTGCAATTGGAAGTGTAGCTGTTAGTGGTCGAGGAGAAGATGCTGATATCTGGATTAATTTGCCTTTAGGCAAAGATTGTCCGGTTTGTGCAAAATTATTTGGTGATCTTGAATTTCGTTTAAGAAGTTTTCTAAATGAGAACTTAAATAATAGAATTAAATTTATTCCTCACGCTGTTCCGGACCCTGAAGGAAAGTTTACAAATTATCTTGAAATAGCAAAACTTAAAGTAGAAATAATTCCGCCCGAGAAAAGAAGATTTGTTACGATGGAACAGAAACAGAAAATAGAAGTTGGGAAACCCTTTGTACCTTTAAAGGCACAAACCGGCTATGCTAAATATGAGTTCTTTGATAAAGAAGAGTTATGGAATAAATGGATGATTAAATATATGAAAGATTGTTAAGAAAGAAGGTGAATAAATAATGATGATAACTTTTAAAAAAAATGTTTGTGAAGATATATGTGTAAACACCGAACAGGTTATAAAAATTATTCGACTAAGGAATAAATCAGCTCAACATTCTTCTTTAGAATATATTGTTAGGATTTTTTTTGTTAATGGAGAAATGGAAGAATTTGAGGGAGTTCTCGGAAATATTGTATGGGATTATTTTCTTTATCGCTATGGAAAAGCTGCAACACAAAATACAGTATCAAACGGAAAGGAAATTGCGAAACATTTTAAGAATGGAGGTTTTTAAATGGCTAAAATAAATCCTCTCAAAATTACACTTGATCCGTTCTTTACAGAGACACGAGTACACGTTTGTGCTAATACTTTATGTAAGTTTCATACAAAAGATGACGAATGCTGTATGTTAAGGGCAATTGATCTTGGAATTGATGGTAGATGTCTTTGTTTCGAAGAGAAAAAAGAAGAGAAAAAAAATTAAATTTAGAAATTTTTTGAGATTCTATAGAAGGGAGATGATGCCTTATGCCTCGAATTCCGGTCGCCATCGAACCGAAATTCGATGGTTGAATTTAGCATTAGGCTTACTGGCCATCGAGACGGCTCAAAAATTTGGATCTTCACTGAAGATAAAAAACGAGATAGAGCTAGATTTTTGCCAGATATAGTTAAAGAGTTACGTTCGCTTCCCTGTAGCTCTACAATCCTCGATTGGGAAACTGTAATATGGGAAAATGGTTCGCCTATTCCTCGAAGAGAAATGATTAAGATTGTTGTATCTAAAACTCCTCTTACTGGATTAGATATTCGCTGTAATGTTTTTGATTGTCTCTGGTATAATGGGAAAAGTTTAGTTAATTTATCCTGGGAAGAAAGACAGAAATATTTGGAAAAGATCTTGCCAAAAGATTTGAAATATTTGAAGCGAGTCATTCCTCATATCGTTCATAATCGCAAGGAATTCGATATAGCAATTGCGAAATGTAGTTCTTATCCTGGTAGCGAAGGTGCAATGATAAAATCTACTCAAGGGATTTACGATTTGAGTGGAAGAACCGGAGAATGGGCAAAACTGAAATTAACATTCGAACTTAAAACTTCAATTATTGGAATATATAAAAAACCTGTACCTTTTCCCAAAGGAAAAGTTCCTATTCATGATTTAACAGGTGAAGAAGCAATTCGAATTTTTAAGCATCTTCAAAAGGAATCGAAGACCTTTGTTCTTCGCTGTGGTTACTTAGATAGAGGGAAAATAGTTCCTATTTATGCTGAAAAAAAATTAACTCCCGGCAATTTAGAATTAAAATGGGATGCTGCTAGGAAAAAATGGAAGGGAACAGACGATCCAAGAATCTGGGTAATGAAAGCAGGGTTCTCAAAAGGAACTCGAGGCGAATATGCTTATGGAAATACTTACAGTAAAGCACTAGATCCTCCACCAAAGATCGGAGATATTTGTACGGTAAGACCTATACTCGTGAGAGAGTTTAAAATTGAAGGCAAATCTGCTTTTTCCTGGACATTCCCAAATTTACGAGAAATAGATCCTGAAAGACACAAACCGGACACAATCGAAGATATGAGAAGAATTGCTCGGGAATCTGCAGCAAGACATAAAATTCAAAGCCAAGAATGGCTACAATTAATGCAAGAAATTCATGTTCCAAAAGGAGAGAATTGATGGATGAAAAATTTGGAAAAAAGATAAATGGATGTGCTTTTGGGAGAGAAAATAGAATTCTAATCGAAAATATAACAAAGGCATGGGAAAGATTTATAGATAATGATTTTCAAGAAATGAAAAGAAGTATTACAAACCTAGATACTAAGATAGGGGTAGGATTGCAGAATTTGGACGATAGATTTAAAACGAGATTACCCTTAGGTGTTAGCATTATTATTTGGGTTTTTTCCGGCATTATAGTGGGAGCAGTAGTTAAAATTCTTTGCGGATAAAAAGGGAAATTAAATGGAACCTATAATTCTTGATCGTAATGAAAATTGGTTAAATGGAATAGAAGAGGCTTCTTCTCTTGAAGAGCTTTTTAACACTCTGAAGAAGTTTAATATTTCAAAGGAGGAAATCGAAAAGTTCTTTTCTGAAGAAACTCAACGATTAGAAACTGAAAGCAGGATTGTCTACCCAACATGGGAAGAAGTTCTGACCGCGAACGGTATGGAAGGAATTTGGGAAGAAGAACTTGTAAAGAAGCGACGTCCTCAAGATTTGCCTCTCGGTTGGTTTATTATTCAATTACATTTTCGCGGCGCCAGTGTTCATAAAGATTTTCGTAGAAAACAGAACTCTCATTTGAAAGGTAGAACTTTTACGGATCAAGTTGCCGGAGCAATTACTGAAAGTGTAGATAATATTACTAAACTCAATCGATGGGCAGCAAAATGGAAGGATTCGGGTATTTATAAATTTCAACCAGATATGGGAGATAAGAATATAAAAGTTGTAGCTATAAAGAAAGCCGATGAACCACTTGTGTGGGCTACGATCACTAATGTTTGTTTTCCACCGGGTTCTGTAGGAGCTACTAGATTTGAACCCGGGTGCTTTAAAATTATTGACGAGGGTTTATCTGACGAAGGAACACAAAAGCCTTATTTTGAAGAATATTTTTTAAGAGGTAAATATTATAAAGGACGGTTAGTTATTCGTTTAATTCCTGTCAGAAAAGAGTGGATAAAGAAACCTAAAGCAAAACTTCAATGGCAGACTTGGATGTGCAAACGAGATCTCAATTCTCAACTTCCTTATTTACTTACAGCTCGAGGCCGTAAGAAAAGAGATACTGTGCCTCCTGATGGCCAATCTTGGATCTGGAAAGAATGGGAGAATAGAATTCCTAGCGAATTAAGGTGGTGGAAAGGACGACCTTCAAGAGCAGAAAAATTAAACAAAATGGACGAGGCTTTTGATTTTCTAATAGATAAAGGATTTTTGAAGTTTAAGAAATTAAAATCTACGATTCGCAAATTTGTTTCAGTTCCGCCAATAGAATTTTTGAAAGAAAAACAATCCCGTTTTATTTTACGCTATCACTGGTGGAAAGGAAAAAAAATTGTTCGTGATATGCCAGTTGATCATTTCGACGTAGTTCTCGATAAAAGCGAAGAATGTCTGGACGAATTCGCGGGAATGAAAGATAATCCTCTATATCATCCAGAAGGAGTTCCTTGTATTCGCCATGATTGTTGTATTGGAACTCCCAAAGATAAACCAAATAAAGAATGGATGAGCTTTGAAGGAGAAATTCCTCCAAATCATCCAGAATGGGGGAATCCAAATAGACGAATCCCGGCTTATATGAGAATTTTAGATTCGGGAAAAGTAAATATCATAAATGATAAGGATGATTTTTTCTCTGGAGAATTTTCAGGGAAAAAATTGAAAGGATATTGGATTGAAAAAAGAGAATCAAAAACTGGCCAAATCTGGGTATTTAGTAAATCACAATTTCCTGGAGAACCAAAAGATTGAAAAATATTAATACTCTCATCTTCGAATCTATATGCAATAACTCTTGACAAAAAATATTTTTATTCTATAATAGGAAAGAGGAAAAAATGAAACTTCCATATATAGTAAAGGATAAGATTTTACTTAAAGAGGGAAATGCAAACGGATTATTTTATCCGGGGGAAGAAATTCAAAAAACGGTTGCTCAATTAAATTCTCCGATTGACGAGACTGATCTTGAAGATCGTAATCGTAATTCTTTATTCTATGATCATGATGAAAAATGCGAGAATTGGTTGGGAGAAATTAAAAATTTTAGATTTGATGAAGACCGAAAAGCTCTTGTCGGAGATATTTATATTGTTGATGAAGATGTTGCAACGAAAATAGATTACCAGGAAAAAGAAAAACTTTCTAGGTGGGGAATCTCTCCCCGATTATTTTTGAATGAAAAAGAAGGGAAAGCTCTTAATTTGCATATTAAAACTTTTTCCCTTGTTTTGAAACCTGCTGGTGGTTCTGATCTTATGTTATCAGAAAATAATTTTGAAGATGAAATAGATAATTTAGAATTTGAATCCAATACTGAAGAAGATGAAAATAACAATCAAGAAAATCTCGAAAAACTTGCTCATGAATTTCATTTAACTTTAGAAGATGTTCAACAATTTTCTGAAGAACAATTAAAATTATTAACGGAGGCTTCGGAACAAACAAAAGAAGAAATCCGTAATTCTCAATCCTTAATAAATAATCAAGATAATATTCAAGTAGAAGAAAAAATTTTGTGTTATTCTGAAGAAGAACAGACTGTCACTGCTATTATTTTAAAACCTGAAGAACCCGATTCTTACAATCATATTATTTCTAAGGAAGAGATTAGAAAAGCTATGCTTAGATTTATGGAAGATTATCGAGTATTGGATGTAATGCATGCCGATAAAAGTGGGAAGCTATTTCCTTTAAAGGAAAGGCGATTAGGAGAAGAAGATCGACAAATCTGGCATGATGACTTACGTTTAATAGAAAACTATCAACTGGATTCGGACCAGTTTATAGGCGATCCCCCTCGCTTAGTGCGAAAAGGTACTTGGGTGCAGACCTGGAAAATTCTTAATTCAGCTATCTGGGAAGATATTAAAAAAGGTATTTATACAGGCTTCTCGGCTGGTGGAATTGGAGCGTTGACTAATGAGTCTTAAAAGAATTAAGAATTACATTGTGCAAGAAATTGCCCTTGTTAAAAAGGCTGCAAACCAGGAAAAAAAATTCCTGCTTTTGAAATATGATTTAAGAAAGCAGGAACAAGGAGGAAATTTCAAAATGGAGAAAGATGTAGAAATGACTTTTGAAAGAACGGAAGAACTATCTCTTCCGCCAGACGTTGTGAACGCTATCAAAGAGATAATTGGGAAGCTCTCGAAACTAATTGGGTACAAATATAAAGCTAAATATACCTATAAGAAACCTGCTAAGGGTGAAGGTGATGAAACAGAAATAGAAGACGCGGAACTTTCAGCTTATACTGATTGCATGAAAAAACAGATGAAGGCTGGGAAATCAATGGCTCAAGCAGCTAAAATTTGCAAGGTTAAAGCGAAAAAGGGCGAAGAGGAAGATGAAGAATTGGACGAGGAACTTTCGGCATATACTGATTGCATGAAGGCTCAAATGAAAGCTGGAAAATCGATGGCTCAAGCAGCTAAAATCTGCAAGGTAAAAATTAAAGAAGGGAAAGATGCACAGCTTCATACTTCAGGTGGAAGAGTTGTGGATATTGGCGGAGATGGCGAAGTTGCAGAGGAGATAGTTGAAACCTTAACTGATGTTAAGGAAGCACTTAAAAATCCGAAATTCACTAAAGAACAAAAAGTGGCTGCACTAGAAAAAGCAATTTCGGAGATGGGGGGCGAATAAAATGGGAAAAACAATAACAGATGTTAAAAATATTTTAAAAGAAATACAAACGGAGCTCAGAAAATCAGCCAATACTAGCCTCGAAGACTTGGCAAAAGATTTAATCTCCAAACAATTTCAAACTCTTCGAAAGGGGGAATTTGATGTAGAACCTTTGACTCCTTCAGCAGAAGATTTGGGTGTAAAAGAAGAAGTTTTAAGAAAGGCAGATGATCTTTATATCTGTTCCGTTCTTCTTAACAAACGTCCAGATGAATTAAGGTTATGGGATAGAAATAAAAGTGAGATGTCCGAACTTCGAAAAGCTATGTCTTCAACAACTGGAGTGGGCGGAGATTGGATTCCTACAGGATTTTCGAATGTAATCCAAAAACGTGTGAGACTTGCTCTTAAAGTGGGAGCTTTACACTCTTGGGTTCCAATGCCTACAAATCCATACACTCTTCCAATTGATGGATCGGACTCAGAAGCATATTTAATTCCTGAATCGTTGAAAGACGAGAGTGTTAAAATCAAATCTTCGACACCAGGGACATCAGCTCTTACTTTTACTTCTAAGAAATTAGCTGCACGTTCACTTTTCTCGACGGATATTTCTGAAGATTCGATCATCCCAATTTTGCCATTCTTGAAAGGTAAAATTGTCGATGCTATGAAAAGAGCGATTGAAAAAGCTGTAATAGATGGTGATACTACAGAAACCCACATGGACTCTGATGTTGTTTCTTCCTTTGATTTCAGAAAGGCTTTTAAGGGATATCGAAGATTGGCTTATGATCTTGGTACAGCTTGGAGAAAATATGCTACGAATTTACAAACTTCACTTCAAAACCTTAGAGAAGATATGGGCGTATATGGAGCTGATACAGATGGTTTGGTTTGGGTAACTTCTTTAGCTGGTTATCATGCAATGAAAAATCAATCCGATGTATATACCGTTGACAAATACGGACCAAAAGCCGTAATTCTCACTGGTGAATTGGGAAGATTTGAAAATATTCCAATTGTAGTTTCGGAATATGTTCGTAATGATTTGGCTGCAACCGGATTTTATACAGGAGCGGGGAATACCAAGACTGTAATTATTTTGGTACATAAATCTTCACTTGCCTTTGGAGATCGAAGAAAAGTAACTTTGAAGACAGATGAATTGATCCAAACTGATCAAACAGTTTTGGTTACTACTCAAAGATTAGATTTTAGATCGCTACAAGCCTCTACTTATCCGGTGGTTGGCGTTCTATACAACGTATAAAGGAGGAAAAAAATGTTGGGAGGATTAGAACAAGTTGGACTAGTTGTAAATGTAGGCGATCTTGTAGCCGGGGCACTGACCACTTCATTTCCAATCCTAAAACTTCAGAATCGGAATATAGATATAGTTTCAACTAAAGTTGCTGTTCGTTCCGATGTTACAAGCAACAGTACGAATTATGTGAATGTTGCTCTGATGAACGCCGGTGATTGCGTAGCTTATTTAGATACGAGTGCGATTGGATTGACGGCTTCTGTATTTCGAGAATTGACTTTAGTTGATGCAAAATCCGAATGTGAGGAAGATGACACTTTAACTCTTCGAGTTCAGAATGTTGAAAGCGGAGTCGGTCTTTGCGGTCTAACTGTTCAACTCGAATATGAGATCGTAAAATAATTGCATTAGCAACTTAAAATGAAAAATGGAAATTTAGAGAGGGAGGAAGGAAAAAAATCTTTCCTCCCTGGATATGAGAGGGTTCTATTATGGCTGAATATATTTCTTTATTAGATACTCAAATAAAATATTTCCGCGATTTTTATGATCAAGACTTTATTGATTCTCTTGCTTCTTTTTATAAGGATGCTAGTGATAATGCCCTCGTTTCAAAATTTGCTAAATATCAAAATCAACCTCTTGATGTTACCCTTTATCCCGTAACCGGTCTTCTTACCGCAAATGGAGTACAATATCTCGATTCTGTGCAAACTGGAGACTGCAATATTGAAGTATCTCTTGGAAGTTTTAATTTTGCTCCAGGTCCTTCCGGTAATATTCAATGGGCATTTTTTCATATTGAAGCTGCTTTTAAAGCGGGGCATTGTCCCTGTGCTACAATGCAATGGAAGGTTCAAGCAAAAGATATTGATACGGACAATTGGCAAGATCTTTCTGATTGGACACAAATCGGAGCGGAAGGAGATAATCCGGCTTGCTGCTATGGCGTGGGAATTAGTTATTCCGATGTATACTTGGAAGGTTATGCTGAACATGGCGATTGCCAATTAACCAGCGTACCATTTCAATATCGTGCCCTTTTTAGGTGCGATCGTTATGAAGAGGGATATGGAAAATTAAAAAACGATTCTTATGTTCGGGCAATCTTCTAAAATAAAAATACGGAAACTTTTTATAATGTCATTAATTGGCAAGAGTAAAAATATGAAATTTAAAATTCCGATTATAGGTATTTTAACAGCGGTTGCTTTAAATATCTTTCCTTCATTTTCTACTGCTTTGCCATTAATTGGTTGGAGTCCTAAATGGCAAGATATCAAATTTGTAGGCACTCCCACAGTTCAAAAAACTACTAAAATAATAAATCTTAATGCTGATACTGTTGATGGTAAAGACGCATCTGAATTTGCAGACTTGTCTGAAAATGAGGTTATTACTGGAAATTGGGAAAACTTAACCTACCCTTGGGCTGATAATGAAATAGATGATAATATCACAATTAATAATACCACTTCTATTACTACTGACGGAGCAATTACCGCAGGTGGCAGCTCTATAATAACTTTTATCCCCAGCGGTGGAAAGATAACTACGACTTCGAACGGTGATGTAGATATTGTTCCTAATGGAACAGGTAAAACTACCATCGGAGATGGTGGAACTACTGATTATATGGCAATTGCGAATAATGGTGAAATTGCCTTACACGGGAATGCCCGGATAGTAAGGCACGCTGAATTAGATCCAGCAGATTTTAAATTAGGCGGTGTGAGCGATCCCACATCTGATTTAGAAGGTATTTTTATGACTCTTGATTTTGCTGATGGTACACATAATGAAACATTCTGTTCGGACATTGTTCCTTTTAGGTGGGACAGCTCTACTGATGTAGAAGTAGAAATTGATTGGTTTGCTGACTCGGACGCTTCGGCGAAACACGTTGTCTGGTGCATTGATTACTTCTCTATTGGTGATGGAGATACAGTAAATGGAGCAGTAACATCAATTTCTGAGGCTTGCGTGGGAGAAATAGCTGGTAAACTTCAAAGAAACATATTTACCACAAAAATTCTTCACACGAATCTTACGACTGGAGATGTCTGGGCAATTCGTTTGTGGAGAGATGGTGATAACGAAAACGATGATTTAACAGATGAGGCAAGATTTCTTCAGCTTCATCTTCATTTTATTGAGAATAAGTTAGGCAAGGGGTTATGATGAAAAAACTTTTCGTAGGATTAGTTTCAGGGATAGTCGTAATTAGTTTGTTCACTACTTCTCTTCTCGGTTATGAAGCGGTAAAAATAGAAGGGGCGGTTATAGAAGGAGTAGTAATTGGCGAGGAATGTGCTGGAATTGTCTTTATCTCTGAAGCTGGGGATACCAACTTTGCTGGAACTCTTCAAGGCACAGCGGATAAAAAAAAAGATTAGAATAAATTCGGAAGATAGTAATAGTAAATGAACTTATCTTTTAGTTCTTTCTTTGCCTACTGATTTAAAGCAAGCAATTTTGGTGTTGAGGGATATGTTAAGGCAGAGGTGTTGGAAGGATTGATGAAATAGAAAGGAATTAACAATTGAGCGAACTAAATCTAGTTACTCTTTCAGAATTAAAAGAATATCTTGGAATCACTACAACTTCTAAAGATGATTTGTTAACTTCTCTTATAGAAGAAGTTTCTGATGATTTCGAATCTCATTGTAATCGTAAATTTGCTTGCCCGGGCGATTGTCTTCGTCTCGAATATCATGATATTGAGGAAGATGGCATTGATACGATTCAAGTTAAATGTTATCCAATCTCTTCTATTGTAGCTTTATGTCAAAATTACGTTACGGGTACTATTCTCTACACGCCCGATACAGATTATATTTTCTATTCTGATTTGGGCCAAATCAAATTACGTGGTAGTGCTAATTTTCCCACCGGTAAAAAATCCGTAGTAGTTACTTATTATGGAGGATTTTGTTCTACTATTCCTTCTCGTTTAGTTCAAGCAGCCAAACGTGAAATATCTTCCAGATATAATGATATTGGTGAAGAAGGACTCAAAAAAGAAAAAATAGGCAATTATTCTTACGAAAAAATTGTAAAACAAACTCGTTATGATCTTCTTAGCTTTGATCCAATCGTTGAGCGCATCCTAAATACCTTCCGAGATATTCAAGTTTGACGAATCTCTATAAATTGATATAATAAGTTGTTTTAATCATATGGGAAAGGGAGGAGGAAAAGAATGAGTTTTAAGAGTTTAATTTCTGGAAATACATACCAAATACTTAGAAAAACTAATACCATCTTAGCCACTGAGAAAATTAAGGAAATAATAACTAATTTTTCGCAACCGGCAGAGGAAGCAAGTCTTAAAGTTATCATTGAGTCTTGTACAGTTGGAAGTGGAACAGTTAAGATTACTGGAACTGTTGATAGCGTTGCAGATATTTCTGAAACTTTAACTTTTTCTGCTAATGGAATAAAGAATACTTCAAAATTATTTTCTGCCATTACGAATATTATTACCACTGGTTTTATTGATGAAGCTAATATTGGGAATATTACTATTGAAGCGATTACTCTCACTGGGCAACCTGTAGTTTCCGAGCAAGAAATTTTTGCAGCAATGCCCGGTTGGATCGATTTTCGCAGCGGAAGTATTATTGTGGCTGTCGCGGGTGTTGAAACCCCTTCAATTTTTAGATTGTTTTGCGAATATAATTCCAGTATTCCTCTTTTAGAAAAGGATATTGTTGTAGATTCCGATGATACAAGATATGAAATCCAATCAATTAACCCAGAACGTACTAGAAGAGGAGATATTCATCATTTAGAATGCCTTATTAAGAAAGTTTAAGATCTATGAAAAAATTTAGTGTTGCTATTATAATTGGAACGAGACCTGAAGGGATTAAACTTTATCCTTTGATTAGAAATTTTAAATCTCGTAATTGTTTTGAGACAATTGTTATTGCAACCGGGCAGCATGATGAACTAATAAAACAGGTTTTTGAGCTTTTTAATTTTGAACCTGATTATAATTTCGACCTAATGCACGAAAATCAAAGTTTAAGTGCATTGAGTTACCGTCTAATCTCTTCTTTAACGGCTTGTTTTAATCAACTCAAACCAGATTTGGTTATAGTTCAAGGAGATACAACTTCAGCGTTTATAGCTGCTCTTTCGGCTTATTATACGCATACTAAAATTGCACATGTTGAAGCTGGATTGAGAACATTTGATAAATCTGCTCCTTTTCCAGAAGAGATAAACAGAACTTTAATTTCGCACATAGCTGATTTCCATTTTGCTCCTACAGAAAATGCAAGAGCGAATTTGATTAATGAAGGCATTAATTCAAAAAACATAGTGGTTACAGGAAATACTATTATTGATGCTATTAAACTTTTGCTTCCAGAGATTAAAAAAAAAGATAAGAAAATCTTCAAGAAGAAGTTGATATTCGCTACTGCACATAGAAGAGAAAATTTTGGACAACCATTTGCTAATATTTCTTTAGCACTTCAAAGACTTTCAAAAACGAATCGTTTCAAGATTCTTTTACCGATTCATCCTAATCCTCAAGTTAAAAATATTTTTTCAAATATTGCAAACGATAATCTTCGATTAGTTGATCCATTGGATTATCGCCAGTGCATTAATTTTTTAAATCAATCTTATCTCGTTCTTACAGATTCTGGGGGTCTAGTTGAAGAATGCGCATTTCTCGGAAAACCCGTTTTTATTTTAAGAGAAAAGACCGAGCGAGTTGAAAGTGTACAAGAAGGTATCGCGAAAATAATTGGAACAGATCCTACTGTAATTTATGATGAAGTCTTAAAATTGTTTCATAATAAAAAAGAATATAAAAAAATGGCTTGCTCCTCTCAAATTTATGGAGATGGAACTGCGAGTGAAAAGATTGTTAATTTTATTTGGAAGAGGTTTGTGAAATGACACAGATAGAATTAAGTTTAGAGAATATTCGAACAAATCGTTTTGAATTGGGTTTATCTTTAAAGAATTCGCCTTACTTTAAAATTTATCGAGATCGATTAGCCAATCCAACTACACCTTGGAAGAATCTTCCTTCATTTGACGAATATTGTAATTTCAGGTACAAAATTTGGGAAATTAAAGATAAAGAAAGTGCCCTAAAAAAATTAATTTCAACCTGGGAATATTTCAACAAAAATTTAAATTTAAAAACCTGTTGGATTTATGAAAAGGGGGGTAAATTTTATATTTTAGAAGGACACCATCGTTTAGGACTACTCCTTGCAAAAGGAAGAAAAAAATTTTTTGTTTCTAAGGTCTATGATGAAATGCAATTTTTAAAATGGCAAAGGTTGGAACAAATAGCTTGTCCTGATTTTGATTCGAAAAGCGATAAAGATTTAAGAGAACTTGAAAACGATGCTTTTAAAATATATGGAAGAAAAAAACTTTATCATCGAGTTTCTTTTCCTCTATTTAAGGATTGGTCTCTTGAAAGACAA